AATGGCAAATGAAATGAACCAAAGACACGGTTTAGATAAGAAGCTTCAGTTTCATTTTTTAATAAATAGTATTCGTAAAAGAAAACGTTTTGGCGGTAAGTGGACATCTACGAATCGTTCAAAAAATTTAGATTTGATTAAAGAATATTATGGATACAGCAACGCAAAAGCAAGAGTTGCTTTAGACATACTAACAAAGGAACAAATAGACCTTATTAAAGAGAGTTTAAATAAGGGTGGGAGAATTAAATGAGTGACGAAACAGTAAATTGGTCGCCTGAAAGTATGTTAGAGGTAACTCTAAAACAACCAGATGACTTTTTAAAAATTAGAGAAACACTTTCCAGAATAGGTGTCGCAAGTAGAAAAGACAAAACATTATTTCAATCGTGCCACATATTACACAAACAAGGTAAATATTACATAGTTCATTTTAAAGAATTATTTGCTTTAGACGGAAAGAAAGCAACTTTAGTACAAAATGATATTCAAAGAAGAAATACAGTAGCAATACTATTACAAGATTGGAATTTACTTAACATTGTTAAACCTGAAAATGCTGAAGATAAGGCACCCTTATCTCAAATTAAAATTATTGCCTTTAAAGAAAAAGGCGAATGGAATTTACAGGCAAAATACAATATAGGTAAAAAGGCTTCTGATAATAAAGAAGAATAATTATATAATAAAAGGAGTATATTATGAGTGAAATAAAGCTGTATAGGCTTTCAACTGGTGAAGATATGGTTGGTAGGTCTGTACAAGGTAATGAAGGTGAATATAACGATCACATTAATTTTGAATACGTTGAAAAACCCTTTGTATTGATTCCAATGCAAGGTCAACCTGGTCAACCAATGACAATTGGTTTCCATCCCTACATACCCTATACAAAAGATACAATAATAAAAATAGCAAGAGATAAAATTATTGCGACTACAAATCCAGATGAAAGTATTTTATCTGCTTATCAACAAAACACATCTAAAATTGTAACCAAAACGGGACCAAAACTAATTACGTGATACAAGTTAATGTTATAGACGCAAATGGAGATAAAGAATCCATTAGTGTTAAAGAAGGTATAACATTAATGGAGGCCTTACGTTATCAAGGCAAAAAAGCATATGTATCCGCAGACTGTGGAGCTTGCTGTGCGTGTGGTACGTGTCACGTTTATTTAAATAAAGATTGGTTTGACAAACTAGATAAAATGATGTATAATAGTGCTGAATACGAATTATTAGAATATCAATCTAATTTTGTTGAAGACCGCAGTAGATTAAGTTGTCAAGTAGTTTTAAAAAAAGAATATGATGGAATTGAAGTGATAATACCAAATGAGTAATTTTTATACAAACGTAGTTGAACATAGAGGTAAGTTACTCATTAGAGGTGTCGCAAGTGGTCAATCATATTTAAGTCGTATCAATTATCAACCTACACTTTTTCTTCCTACAAAAGAACAATCACAGTTTAAAACGTTAGATGGTATTAATCTACAACAAAAAAGATTTGATAGTATTTCAAAAGCAAAAGAATTTGTAAACAATTATAAGTCAATACCTGAATATAAAATCTATGGTATGACAAGATATAACTATCAATATATTTCAAGTGAATATAAAGATGAAGTTAAGTGGGATAAAAGTCAAATTAAAATTTTTACTTTAGATTTAGAGTGCGAATGTGAACACGGTTTTCCTGATGCTGACACGGCCAAAGAAGCGATTATTTGTTTAACAGTTAAAAATCATAGTAACAAACAAATCATTACTTGGGGCACAAAAGATTTCATTACAAAAAAATCAAATGTAACTTATATTAAATGTGAAAATGAAAAACATTTATTATTAGAGTTCTTAAAGTTCTGGTGTAAAAATCATCCTGATATTATTACAGGTTGGAATGTTCGTTTCTTTGACATACCTTATCTAATGAATAGAATGAGATTTATGTTTGATAATGATACCATTAATAAAATGTCGCCTTGGAATTATGTGAACGCTGATCGTGTTCAAATGGGACAAAAAAATCAGCAGTTCTGGAATATTTTAGGCGTTTCTGTTTTAGATTATTTTGAATTGTATAGAAAGTTTACTTATGTTAGACAAGAAAGTTATAAACTTAATTATATTGCCAAAGTAGAATTGGGTGAAGAAAAAATTGACAACCCTTATGATACGTTTAAAGATTTTTATACAAACGATTATCAAAAGTTTGTTGAATATAATATCCAAGACGTTGAGTTAGTTGATAGACTTGAAGATAAAATGCGATTGATTGAATTGTGTTTAACAATGGCCTATGACTTTAAAGTTAATTACAATGATGTCTATTCACAAGTTCGTTGTTGGGATACTTTAATCTTTAATCATCTTAAAAAGAAAAAGATTGTTATTCCGCCAAGAGAAGAAAACGAAAAAGATTCACAATACGAAGGTGCGTATGTAAAAGATCCTCATTTAGGATTACATAAATGGATTGTATCGTTTGACTTAAACTCACTTTATCCGCATTTGATTATGCAATATAATATTTCACCTGAAACTTTTGCAGGTGTAGAACCTAAAGCAACTGGTGTAGAAAACTTTTTAGAAGAACGATTAAATCTTAAATGGGCAAAAGAACGTGATGTGTCTGTTGCACCTAATGGCGCATTATTTAAAAGAGATAAACAAGGTTTTCTTCCTGAGTTAATGGAGAAGATGTACAATGATAGAGTGATTTATAAAAAGAAAATGATTGAGGCAAAAAAACAATTTCAAAAAACTAAAGACCCAATCTATCAAAATGAAATTGCAAGATGTAATAATATTCAAATGGCAAAAAAGATTTCTTTAAATAGTGCCTACGGTGCAATTGGTAATCAATACTTTAGATACTTTGATGTAAGACAGGCAGAAGCAATTACTTTAGGCGGTCAACTTGCAATTCGTTGGATTGAAAAAGATGTCAATGCCTTTATGAATAAAATTTTAAATACACAAAACGTAAATTATATTGTTGCGTCTGATACGGATTCCATTTATCTTAAATTAGAAAATCTTGTAGATAAAGTTTGTAAAGATAAAACGACACAACAAATTGTAGATTTCATTGACAAGGCGGCTGAAGATAAAATACAAAAAGTTATTGATAAAAGTTTTGATAATCTAGCACAATATACTAACGCATTTGAACAAAAGATGTATATGAAACGAGAAGCAATCGCAAATAAAGGAATATGGATTGCTAAGAAAAGATATATTTTAAATATGTTTGATGAAGAAGGTATACGATATGAATATCCTAAACTAAAAGTTATGGGTGTAGAAGCTGTGAAGTCATCAACACCTGAAGTTTGTAGAGGTAAAATTAAAGACGCAATACGTGTGATAATGAATCAAAATGAAGAAGACTTAATTAAGTTTGTTAGTGATTTTAAAACACAATTTAATAATTTAAGACCTGAAGATATTGCTTTTCCTAGATCGTGTAATAATCTTAACAAGTATATTGATAGTTCTAATATCTATATTAAAGGCACACCTATTCACGTTAAAGGTTCTTTAATTTACAATTATCATATTAGAAAACTAAAACTACAACAAAAATATCCTATTATTAAAGATGGTGATAAGATTAAGTTTTTAATGATGAAGATACCTAATCCTATCAAAGATACGGTTGTGTCTTTTTCAACTTTTCTTCCTAGTGAATTAAAGTTAAAACCATATGTTGACTATGACTTACAATTTGAAAAAACATTTACTGATCCATTAAAGTTTATATTAGACGCAATTGGTTGGAAATTAGAACGAGAAGCAACGTTAGAAGACTTTTTTGCATAGCAGATATGAGGAGATATGACACTATTAATTCAATTAATGTTTCTATATAGTACATTGTTTTTTTCTTTTCAATTTGGTAAGTTATTAGCACTTACTAATTTAAGATTATGGCAATTGTGTCTATTTCTATTAGTGATTAAATTTACAATTTATAGTTATGGACATTGATATAACAAAAAAATATAAGGTCATTTATGCAGATCCTCCGTGGTATTTTAAATCATATTCAAAAAAAGGAGAGGGACGCAACGCCACTAAGCACTATGAGTGCGCTGGTGTTGATTGGATCACTTCTCTACCTATTAAATCTATTGCTGACGAACATTCCACCCTTATAATGTGGGTAACTGATCCTTTCTTACAAGAGGCATTTAAAGTAATAGAGGGTTGGGGATTTAAATATAAAACAGTAGCGTTTACTTGGGTAAAACAAAATAAAAATAATTCTAACTTTTTTACAGGTTTAGGATATTGGACACGAGCCAATCCTGAAATGGCATTACTTGCTACAAAAGGTAAACCTAAACGAATCAATAAAGATGTAAGTCAATTAGTGGTTTCTAAAAGACGTGAACACAGTAGAAAACCAGATGAGATGTATGAGCGTATAGAACGACTTTTAGAAGGCCCATATATAGAATTGTTTGCTCGTACTCAAAGACCTGGTTGGGATAGTTGGGGCAATCAAGTTGACAAATTTAAATAGATGTGATATAATACATTATGGATTACTTATACAAATACGCTAATAGTAACAAACTACCTATAATGAATCAAACGGTGTTTGAACATTATACAAATACCATAGGTAAAGAACAGTTTAGATTAGATTTAGCAGATTATATTGAAAAAGAACGACCAAAGTTTCCTTTAAAAGAAATTACATTAGATCAAGTAAGAAATAGTTTTTTTGATTTACAAAAACTTGATACAAGTAAATATTTAAAAGTTGATGTAGAAGTTATGGAAAAATATGACGACTACAAATACCCATACAAAGATTGCGGTCTAGGTGTAATAGACGCACCATCTACTTTTAATGATATATCAAATTACTTTCAACAAGCATTAAGATTAAACTGTTCAAGTTATAGTTTTAAAGCACCGATAGATGTTTGGGAAAATGGTAATGCAAAAGATATATGGAGATGTCTAGGCCCTATATGGCGAGGTATCAACGATATGAAAAAGAAGATTGTTGATGATAAAGAAATATTATTAGGTGGTAAACTAGATGAAAAAAGTTATATGAGTGCATTTAGATTAGGCACTTATATTGCAACTCAATTTAAACCTAATGTTGCTAAATCAATTTATGATATGACCAATGCACGTAAAGTATTAGATACTTCTTGTGGTTGGGGTGATAGACTTGCAGGTTTTTATACAAGTAGTGCAAAAGAATATATTGGCTGTGATCCAAACCCAAATGTTTATGCAAACTATATGAAACAAGTTTATGAATATGAAACATTTTTAGGTAATAATAATGTACATATAAAAGAAGAAAGAGATCATTTTACCATTAACGCAAATAAAAAAGTAACCATATACAGATGTGGTGCTGAAGATTTGCCTTGGGATGAAATAAAAGATATTGATTGTGCATTTACAAGTCCACCTTATTTTTCTACTGAAGAATATAATAAAGGTGGTGAACACGAAGAAGATCAATCTTGGTTTAAATTTAATGAATATGAATCTTGGAGAGATAATTTCTTTTTACCTGTATCACAAAAAAGTTTTGAAAGTTTAAGTCCAACAGGACACTTATTTGTCAACATAATGGATCCAACAGTAAAAGGTAAACGTTATAAAAGTTGTGATGAATTAGTTGATAGTTTAAAAACTTATTATCAAGGACAAATTGGTATGAGAATAATGCAAAGACCAAAGTCAGATAAATTATTTGAAAGTGAAGAAGCTAAACAAGAATTTATGAATAGAATTTTTATTGAAAACATATGGTGTTTTGCTAAAAAAGTTTTACCACAAAGATTAGATTATTTTAGACACGCTAGACAAGCAACACTACCAATTTAAATAAATATTATGATGCCAATAACAGAACAATCATATAACGACTTAAAAGAATATTGGGACTTTCAACGCAAAATTGAATTTAATAAAGAAATGGTGCGTCATCAAATTGAAAGTATACCTGGTAGAATGTTTGATAGTGAAATGAATAAGTACACAGACGATCAAATTTTTGATTTAATGTGGTCAAGAATCGAACAAGATGATTTTGAAGAACCACCATCAAGTTGGATTCCTAAAGATGACAGTTATAGATTATGGAATGAACCACCTCGTTACACACATAACGAATTACCTAAACCAAAAGGTCGTCCAGTAGTATTGAAAGCAAAAACAAGTGATAAAAGTAATTGATAATATAATTAATAAAGAAGAACAAGAAAATATAAAAAACTTTTTATTTAATGACACACAATGGTCGATGATAAGTGATGTTTCTCATAAAGATAATAAACATCAAAGAAGACCAGGATTTAAAAAAGTTTTTCATCAATTACATCCTTCAATAGATTTACTTTTAAAAGAAACAGCAAAAAAAGTAAAAAAAACAAATGAAACTTTATTAGAGGCAAGAACGTTTTTACAATTACCTTTAAACAAAGAATATATAGGTACAGGTGTTGATACACCACATTTAGATAGAACAACACCTCATACTGTATTTTTATATTACGTAACAGATAGTGATGGTGATACAGTAATTTATGATTATAAGAGTAAAGATGAAAATGATATACCGTATTTTGAAGACGTAAAAGAGTTAAAACGTGTTAAACCCAAACAAGGTAGAGTTGTAGTATTTGACGGATTACATTGGCACACAGCAGAACAACCTACAAAAGATATAAGATGTATTATAAATTTTAATATATGCAAATAATAATTAAAAAACAAAACAAAACATTAATACACAATTTTCCTAAATCAGAGCTTGACAATATACGAAAAATATGTTATGATTTAGGTATAAAGTATTACATAATAAACTATCAGGAGAGTAATGTATGAGTGATTTTTTGAAAGACATAATTAAAGAAACTGGCAACGAATATGCTGGTATCGTAAGTGACGGACTAGAAACAGGTGATGTAGATAGTTTTATTGATACAGGTTCATATGCTTTAAATGCCTTACTATCAGGCACAATCTTTGGTGGTTTACCAAGTAATAAGATAACAGCAATTGCAGGTGAAGCTGCAACAGGTAAAACTTTCTTTGCATTAGGTATATGCAAACATTTTTTAGATAAAAACAAAGACGCAGGTGTGATTTACTTTGAATCAGAAAGTGCAATTACAAAAGATTTAGTTGAAAGTCGTAGCATAGATAGTAAAAGAATGGTCGTAGTACCAGTTGCAACCGTACAAGAATTTAGACATCAATCCATTAAAGTCGTTGACAAATA